ATTTTATCATCATAAGATAAACCATTAACATTTACTTGATCTAGATTATTAAACCTGTGATTAAAATAAGGTTCATCTAAAAATTCATATATTTTTTTAAACTCTTGTTCTGGATTTGTAACTATATCATCATACCTTACATAATGACACATATCTGGGTAGTTAAAACTATTTTTAATGGCCTCTAATGCTTTTGCAACAGCACCATCTTTATTCATAATTAGTAGTAATTTTTCTTCATCTGTATTTAAACCGTGTCTATTAGGAAATGCATCAAGGTTTTCTGTGTACCATTGCATATAACTAGCAAGTACATCCATTAAATCTCTAAGTAATACAATGCATTTAAATTTAGCTTTAAAATGTTTTTTCATTAATTCAAAATTTCCTGTTAACATTACAGGTCCACGGTCAATAATTATACGTTGCGGCCAATGCTGATAGTAATTATTAAATATATTATCTATTACATTATCTAATGATTTATGGTCAGGATAATTTTGAAACACATCTGTTTTTTTAATTAAAAATAAATCTTTTATTATTTCTAATGTTAAAGAATTAGGAGTAGCTGCTATGTCTTTATTTTGATTCATAATACTTGCAAACAAAGTATTACCTGATCTAGGTTGTGAAACTAAAAAAAATAACTTACGTTTTAAATTTTCCATACTGAGTTATTTGTTCTTTCTTTTCTGTATTATTTTCTAATTCACCAGATTTTTGAACTCTCTCAATTGTGTGCAACTGTCCTACAGCATTAAATACTTCTGCTTGAGAAGATCCTGGAGTTAATGTGTCGACTTTATGTTTGTATACTTCATGATAACTTTGTAATTGGTGTTGATTATGATCTTGATTATCAAAAGAGCCATCATCAAATTCTTTTTTTAATTTAGACCACATACTAATTTCTCGCATTCGGTCTTTAGCAATTAATTCCATATTTGCTTTACTATATTTTCTTTCATCTAAATCAATTGTGTAGCATTCTAATTTATAATCATCATTTTCTTTTTCTAATTTTTTTTCTAACCATTTAATTTTTGCTTCGTTTCTTCTATATTCAAACGACAGCGCCATTAAGTTTTCTAAAAATACACTTTGTTCTTTAACACACTGCCAATATTTAGCACCCATTGTTGGGTGATTGTTGTCTTGTAATACAGAAAATCTAGCTTCTGTTTCTGTTCTAAATATTTGTTTTTTAGTCCAAGTGTCTCTAAGTTCTTCTACCATTCCTTTAAATGAATTAAGATCATTTAATTCTAGTAAATTGTTAAGATGAGTTTCTTCTTGTTCAATTAATGATTTTATATCTTTTTTATCTTTCATTACTAACTAATATAGTTATTTTATTTTAAATGTAAAATAAAATAATTTAAAATATTGCGACAGTTGCTTCTGGATTCCAATCTTCTACTTGTGTTGTAGACCCACTTTGACTACCATTTACTGCTATACTATTGGATGTAGTGCCACACCCTGCAAGATTATATCTAGTAGAACCCATAACATTTTTAGTTGACCAAGTAGAACCATTAAATTGTTCTGTCAAACCTTCAAGAGGAAAACCTCCACCAAAAGCTAAAGCTGCTGTTTGAGTTCCAGAACTACCCATAGAATATCTACCAGATCCAAAATTTCCTGTATTTGTCCAACTAGTACCATTATATTTTTCAGTTGCTTGTCTTACTGGAGTAGGGTCAGGGTTACCACTAAATATCAGTCCTGCTGTTTGAGTTCCTACAGATCCCATATCTTTTCTTCCAGTATTCATTGCTCCACTAGCTGTCCAACTAGAACCATTATAATTAAAAGTTGCTGAATTAGGTGACTCAGCACCTCCACAAGAAACAGCGGCTGTTTGAGTGCCAAAACCTCCCATAACATTGTTTGCAAAAGGTAGAGAACCGGGAGCTACAGTCCAAGAAGAACCATTATAGTTTTCAGTTTGTGAATACTTTACAAAAGGTGGAGAACTATAACCACCAAAACCTACAGCTGCAGTTTGAGTTCCTGCACCTCTTAAAGTTGATCTTCCATTATTCATTGAATTACTATCAGTAGTCCAACTAGAACCATTCCACTTTTCAGCTTTAGCAGTATTACCTCCCATTGATGGAGATTGACCTGAAGTTGCTCCACCAAAAGCTAAAGCAGCAGTGTAGACTCCTACTGCTTCAAGTTTTTCTCTTGATATATTAGTAGAAGTACCAGTAGACCATACACCACCTGAGCTAGCTCTAAAACCTTTTAATTGATTAGAACTGGTGTTGTACCAAATTTGTCCTAAAGTTGGGTTACTAGGATCACTACTTACCACTTGAATGTCTTGTCCTTTTAGTTCTATATAAGTTGTCATAATTTTTATGTTGTTGGTATTGTTGTTGATACCGATCCACCACTAGCTAACCAAATTTGTGTATTTCCAGATCCACCAGGTGCGCTAGGTGTCTGACCTCCAAAAATTAAAGCTGATGAGTCAGTTCCTACACCTTTGTTACCCTGTGTACTTGTAAGCTGAGTAGTTGTGCTAGTCCAAGAAGAACCATTAAATAATTCTACCAATCCATTTCGTGGTGAACCGCCAATAGCCATAGCTTCCGAATTAGTAGCACCTGCGCCAGTTATATCAGTTCTTCCAGTATTCATGTCTCCTGAACTTGACCAACTAGAACCGTTCCACTTTTCAGTTTTTTTATTTGCGTTAGCTACATCGGGGTTACTTCCTCCAAAAGATAAAGCAGATGTTGAAGATCCTGCACTTCCATGATTAAATTTTCCAGTATTCAATGTTGGTGTAGTTGTCCAACTAGAACCATTAAATGTTTCACTTAAAGAAAAATCTATAGATGATGGCGGTGTGGGAACGTTTTCACCGCCAAAAGCTATTGCGGCTGTCTGAGTTCCTGCACCTTTTATAAGCCATCTTCCAGCATTCATATTAGAGGGATTAGTAGTCCAACTAGAACCATTAAATTTTTCAGTTAAATTTGTAATACTTGGAGGGCTTGGATCAGTACCTTGACCACCAAAGGCTAATGCAGCTGTTTGAGTCCCTGCACCTCCTAAAGAATTTCTTCCCATGGCCATTTCTGCTGAAGTTGTCCAACCAGATCCGTTATAAAGTTCCGTTGATGATAATTTACCACTTGGGCCTGGAGTTGGGTTTGTAGGGCCTTCTCCACCAAAAGCTACGGCTGCTGTTATAGTGCCAGCACCACTATTTCTTTTTCTTAATACATTTAATGAATTACCAGTGGCCCATGCATTAGAACCTAAAACTGTACGTACTCTAATTACTTGAGTACTACTATTATACCAAATTTGACCTGTTGTTAGATTTGTAGGATCTGATGAAATTCCTTGAACTTTTTGTCCTTTAACGCCATAGTAAGTAGACATATATTATTCCAATATTATATTTTCTGGTCTGTTATTTATTCTTTTTACTTCTTCATCATATGCATCATATTCTGCCTGTGCTGCTGAAACTACTGTATCTACTATTGCTTGAGCTTCTTCTTTTGTTTTATAAACTGCTTCTACTTTTGCAACCCAAAGATTTGCATGTTTATTATTTATGGGTAGTCTCCAAACATTACCTGGAAGACCTCGAAAATTAATATTTACGGACTCTTGGTGTTCTATAAAACCTTTTCCCCAATTTTCTGCTACACAATATTTATATGCCATTTTTTAACCTTAGTTTGTTGTTACTATTGTTTTAACTGTTGAACCATTATTTTGTGTAAAATACCACTTATTAGTAGCAGTATCAAAATAAAGTTGTCCAACATTTTCTGCGTTAGCATCATCTTTACTTACAACAGCATTTCCAATAATTTCTTTATATGTAGACATTATTTATTCTTTAACAACCAACCTTGAGTTCCATCTGTATAGACCAAAGTATTTGCTGCCCTTTCTACTGTTACTGTTAAATCAGAAGAAGCACCACTAATTTTTTCAGAATTTCTTCCAACCGTCATTGTGTTTGAATCAAATGTGCCTGCGTAATCTACAAAAGAAACTTCGTCACCAATTGTGGGTGAACTTGGAAGTGTCATAGTAACTACGCCACCTGTTGTATTTATAAAATACCCTTCACCTGCAACTGCAGTGAAATTAGAAG